CGAGCTCACACGGAGGACCCTAACAGTATTGATAGGGAACCTCCTACGGTTCTTTTGGCCCCCGGTCCCTCGTCTAGAAGTACGGTAGATGGGGTAAACCCCATCCACCGTAGTCTCCCTAGTACCCCGGAAGTCCCAAAGGACTTCCAAGAAGACACCCCGGTTCCGAGATCGAAAGTGCTTCCCCTTGGAGAAGAGGGCCCCAGTCCGAAGCATAGCTGCCTCGTACGAGTCCAACTGCCAAGGCATAGCCACTCCAAGAAGGTCGTCCCCGCAAATGCGGGCGACCGACGGGTGGTTATGGAAATCACGGCATGCCATGGTAGCCTGTTGCCAGGCCCACCCATGGTAAATACAGAGGATAGACCACGTCGTCGGGAGCCCCATAAGGATCCCTCGTGTGGTTACCTCCGTATGCCCGTCGGGCCACGTAACCTCAATAGGCCCCGTCCCAAGACGGAGCCCGTGGAGTTCTGCTGGCAAGAAACGCCCAGAATCTTCAAACCCATCGACGATTGCTTTCGCAACCGCGAGGGGGATGAGATCCGTGGCGGCCTTCAAGTCAGAAGACAAAACGTGACCGACGGCACCCGCGAATTCGGAACCAATCTTCCTAGGCTCACCTTCACGGACGTGCCTTGTCAGGGGCCACTTACGTAGCCCCATGTCAAGGCGTCGCCGGGCCAAGTCACCAAGGACCAGGGCGTGACGCTGCATAGCAGTCACGACCCGGACCTTGTGACCCCGTTCCCGGATACAGGCAACCCTACCTTTGGGATAGGGCGGCCAAACGTCAGAGAAGGCGGCCCCGACGAGACGGATCTCCGAAAGAAGCACATGCCACTGATGCGGCATGTGTTCGGGCGGAGGTTCAGTCCCGACGGGGTCAGCGAGCTCAAGAAGCTCACCAATGTCTGACGTTAAACCCCCTTCGGCCCGGGTTCGGGCATAGGTAGCCGTGTTGCCCGAAAGCAACGAAACTACCGAAGCCGGATCCGGTTTCCGAGGGAGATAACGACGGGCCCATCCGGTGGCAAAAGACCTGATCGACATCAGGTCCGTTTCGGGCACCAGGAATTCTGACGTAAGAACTGCCTTATGGGACAGTAAAGCGTCGGACTCCTGGCGCCCGGCCCCAGTCGGGAGGGCACGGCCGAGCATGCTCAGCTGCGCCCAAACCGAGTGGGACCGCCGGAGGTCCTGAGGACAAGAGCGTAGAGCCCAGTGTTCAGGTGCCCTGGAAGAAATCCAGGAAGCCCGGCACCGCGAGGCCAACACTTTCATGTCGGCAATCGCACACTCTATGCCCCTGCAGTCAGCGACCTTGGTGAGTCGATCTCGGACGTGGCGGTGCCAAACCGCCACGTCAGCTCGAACTCTCCGAGACTGCAAAGGGAGACCTACACACGCAGCAACCGCGGCGTCCCAAGACCCCAAAAGGGTCCGGAGACGGTTCGGCTGCCTTCGTGAAGAAGGAATACCCTTGGCAGACTCCTCAATTCCACCCTTCGTGGCGGGACTACTGGACAAACCAGTCAGTTCCCCGCCCTCGGCGAGCAGAATCGCCTCGTCCTCCTCCACTCCCAAAGGGATGGGGTAGGGGACGGGGACTTCTGCAACTCCGCCGACTTCGCGATC